TAGGGCACAATTTTTATAACTACCTAATAATCAATACATTACCTCCATTTAATGATAGAGCTCCTAGACACCCTCAAGGTGGTGAAGGAGTGATTTATATCATTTTATAATTATATAAAATTAGAACTACTAGCCACCCCAAAAGTGGCGAAGGAGTGATTCTAATGAGTTCTAATGGACTTTAAATTAATTTTGATACTACTTATCCATATATAATCCATTAAATGAATAAAAGGGGGTTTTTAACTTAATATATAGAGTATAAAAATTAATAACAAACAATGTCAAAATCAAAAACATTTTACCAACACGGTGAACAAGAACGAATCGCATTTGAGTCTATATTACCAATGCTAAAAGCTAAACTTAGTAAGGAACAGTCTCTTTATTATTATTACACACACAACGCATCCTCGACACATTTCGATATACTAGTTCACATTTATAATAATGTAACTGGGTGTAAAATATCATCAAACATATTCGAAGTTAAAGTGAGAAATAAACATTTCCCCGATTTAATATTAGAGCAACGTAAGTATAACTCACTCAACAAGTTACGAAAGAAAGAATTGGAATACTTTAAAAAAGTGAACCTATTTTATATCTGTTTCACACCAAAATCAACTTACCTTTTTGACTTAGATAAGGTTAATCTTAATTGGGAGGTTGGTTATATGAATGCTTCATTTGTTATCGATAAGACTAATAAAGTAGCAAAGGATGTAACATACCTAGCTATAAACGAAGCATCTGATATGAATTATATATATGTTGAGAAGGAAAAAATAACACAACAAGTAAAAGATAAAATGCTTGAACAAAAAGCATATAAATGTATTTTCGAATCAATTAATAAATTAAAATAATATAAAAACGATGATAACAACAATGAGCAATATGAAAAAAATAATAATGCAAGATATAAAAATAGAGTATGATAGAGAGTTTAATAGTTTCAAAAATATATATGATATAGAAAATGAAATTAAATTGATATATCAAGAATTAACATTCGCGATGACACAAGTCAAACTAACATCTGAAACAATTTATGATATAGTATATATGATTGCATCATTATGTAATGATATAGAACTTGAAACATTAGAACTAGACTACACATTATTTCGTAGATTATTATTAAATTTTTTGAACTATACTATTAGTTCATTAGAAGTAGATGAAGAATATGAAATATGTGATAATTTATTTAGGTTGAAAAAAGAATTAAGATACTCGTTATGATATTAATTGAACCATTATTAATTGCTTGGATGATTATATATTTTGAACCATTACAATCGATAGTATTAAAATCAACTAATAAATTAGTTCTAAAATTAAGTTGTTTTAAATGTGTATCTTTCTGGGTATCAATTATATGGATGTTAGTAACATTAAAATTCAATATATTCTCCGCAATAATAAATAGTATAATTGGTTATCTATTTGAAAAAATTGATAATAGTATAGGAACAAAAATATAAAATATAAAAAATAGAAAAGTTAAAATGAAAATAAATGATATATTAATCGAAATATGTAAGCCAAATAGTGAATATCAATTAATGTTAAGTAACATATTGAAATTTAAAGCTCACTTAAAAAATGAGTTAATTTCCGAACTAGCCGAGGCTTGGCTATTAAACCCAAAATCTGCTGAGAATGCATACGAACAAGGGTTTTTTAAATACTTTTTTTTACGCTCAGTCGTAAATCAAGTAAACTCAAACAAGAGTAGATTCTATAAAAATAATATACATCTTGATAATTACACAAATATGTACGATACATTGGATAATATAGGTGATGAAGTTAATGATGATAAAGAAATAAAGGAAATTAAATATACACAAATTGAATCTGCACTCAAAAATATAAAAATAAGTTGGTTTGAATCACAAATGTTCAACGAGTATTATTCAAAAAAATGTACATATAGAGAACTGGAGGATATATATGGTATAAGTTATTCAATAATATTCAAAACTGTCAACGATGTTAAGAAAAAAATACGAAAATATATAGAAACAAATAATAATAATGTTATTTAATTATATGGAGAAGAAAGATAGAGAAGAGATTGAGCGATTAATGGACTTAAAAGAATTAAATAAAACAGATAAAATAAGTATGGTTTTAATTATGCAAAAATATGTTGATTCATCAATAAATATATGTATGACTTGTAGTTCCCAGATTAAATTCACATACCATAGATTGAGAAAGTGGTATGTGAATTTCAAATCTAATGAAATTAAATAGGAAAATAAAGGAAAATAGAAAATATAATATGAAAATAGATAAACAAATAGAAAAAGTATACGAAGATATAATTAATAAACTATATAAAGATGCTTACTCTACTCAAAGTTGTGCTAACTATTTGATGACTAAATATAAATTAAATAAAACAAGAGCATATAATATTATTAGAAAATCCAAGGAATATTTTGGTAAGTTTATAATCGATAGTGATGATACTTTACTACAAGAATGTATTGAGATATTAAAGTATAATCGAGAAAAAGCTGCTGAACAAAATAACCTCAAAGAAGTTAGAGAATGTACAAAAGAGATAGGAAAGTTAATGCAATTATATACACAGAGTATAGAATTGAACGCATCTATAAATATAGAACAACCATTACTTCCACCATTAAATACTGATGAGGAAGGTGGTATAAATGAAAATTAAATACACAACCGCATTAACGAAAATAAGAAATATAAAAAAACGTATAAAAATAATACAAGGTGGAACATCATCATCTAAAACGTATAGTATTTTATTAATATTAATTGATAAATGTACAAGAGAAAATAATATATCCATTTCAATAGTTTCAGAATCATTTCCACATTTACGTAAAGGAGCGATGCGTGACTTTTTGAATATATTAAAAGAAAGTAATCGATACATTGATAAACATTGGAATCGAACAAACAGTACATATACATTTCATAATGGTAGTTATATTGAATTCTTCTCTGCTGATGGTGGTGATAAACTAAGAGGTTCAAGAAGGAATGTTCTTTTTATAAATGAAGCAAATAATATAACATTAGACGCATATAATCAATTAAGTATGAGAACTGATTCAGATATATATCTTGATTATAATCCATCTCATAAGTTCTGGTGTTCTGATGTAGAAAAGGATGATGATTCAGAAAAGATAATATTAACATATAAAGATAATGAAGCTTTGAGTAGTAATATAGTGAACTATCTTGAGTCTAAAAGACTATTAGCGTTCACTTCGGACTATTGGGAAAACTGGTGTAAGGTATATCTTGATGGACTTGAAGGTACACTTGATGGAGTTATATTTCAAAATTATACAGTAATAGATAAGATACCAGAAGATGCTAGACTAATAGGTTATGGTTTGGATTTTGGTTATACAAACGATGCAACCGCATTAATAGCAGCATATAAATATAATGATAGTATTATATATGATGAGATTATATATCAAACTGGATTATTAAACTCCGATATAGTATCGAAAATGAAACAAGAAGGTGTTGAGTTTAGTTCTGAGATATATGCTGATAGTGCTGAACCTAAATCAATCCAAGAATTAAAAAATGCTGGATATAGAAGATGTCTTCCAACTCGTAAGGGAAAGGATAGTATCAACTTTGGTATCGGACTTATACAAGAAAAAGATATAATTATAACTAAAAGAAGTAATAACATTAAGATTGAATTAGAAAGATACTCTTGGAAAAAGGATAAAAATGGAATGACATTAAACATACCAATCGATGATTATAATCACGCAATAGATGCAATGAGGTATATTATTATAATAAAGTATGGTGTGAGAAAGAATCAAGGAACACCATTCAGAATTGGATAATAATCAAAACAAAATCATATTTTGTTATTTAATATAAATAGAAAAGTAATAATTATGATTGAACTAAATTTGAAAGTAAACGGTGTTAAAGACAAATATGAAATATGTAATGATTGGTCTGAGGCAACTGTTGAACAATTTATGAAATTTTCAGCGATTGATTTTAAAGCGAAAACTGAAATTGAAACGTTGGTTGATGTGATATCAGCATTCTCATCTATAAGCCCAGATGAGCTATTGTTAATTCCAGCCAAGAAATTTATGAAGATAATAGATGCTATGGAATTTACTAAAAGTAAATTACCAGAAGTTGAGAAAGATAGTATAATCATAAACGATGAAGAATATTTTTTAAAAAAGGATTTCAAAGATTTAAACACTGGTGAGATGATAAGTATAAATATGATAATCGAACAAGGTGATGATAATCTGAATAGAGTAATCGATAAATTACTTTGTATTTTTCTTAGAAAAAAAGTGGATGGTGAGATTGAAGTGTTTACAAATGATATGATGAGTCGTTGTGATATGTTTAAAAAGGTTAAAATTACAGAAGTATACGAAATGTTTATTTTTTTTTCAAATATCAAGATTACCTCAGAGGTCAATATAAAAGTGTCTTCAAGAGCAGAAAAACGAAAAAAGGGAGATTCAAAGTAGTTGATGAAAATGAGATTAATGATAAATATAAATGGCACAATATGATACACATTATGATTTCAGAATTAAATATTACTGAAGATAAAGTATATGATATGAATTACTTAAGTGCATTGAATTGGTTATCATACTTTAATAATAGAGATGAAGTAATGGCAAAGAAAAATAAAGAAAAATATGGCAGTTAATATAATAACATTGAATCAATTAATTAAGATGTTTGATGATTTTTCATTAGCACATCTACAATTGAAAGATTTTGGATTTGGTGATACTAGTCAAATCAGTACAACCAGAAATATGAAGTTCCCATACTTGTGGACAACGCAACGTAATAACAGTACTATTAATATTCAAAATAAGACAGCGATACCTACTATGTCACTAACTTTTTTGATAGTGGACAAGATAATTATAATAGAAAATGTTAGTGATGAAAATGGATTCAATTCAGATAATACACAAGAAATACTAAGTGATACATTATTAATTGCACAAGATTTGGTTACATATATATCTTCACAATTAGGTAAATATGGAGTGATGTTAGGTGACCAAGCAGTTACAATTGAACAAGTATATGATGATACTACTGATAAGGTTGCTGGATGGTTAATTGATATAGATTTACAATTAAGACATTATAATTGTGCTTTACCTATTTCATATATTACACCATCACCATTTCCTCCAAGTGATTGTGAGGTTGGTACTATAAAAAATAGTGATGATTCATATACAAGTAATGTACAGAGTGGTGGAAATATAATATTACCAGACATTACTTTACTTGTAAATGGAGCAACACAAGGTACATATCCGAGTGTTAAAGATATTGCAATAACTATACCAACACAAAGTTGTAATAGTTTAAAACCAACTAAAACAGGTCAAGTAATATCATATGCGCCTAATGATGATGGAGCTATTCAATTCGGTAGAGATACTGATTTCTTCACATTAAGTTGGACTAATCCATTTGGTAATAATGATAGATTCACAGATATAAATGGATTACAAGTATATGGAAATGATATTATAATTGATTGGAGTACATTCGATTTTTCTACATCAGAAGTATCAGCCTTTTTTATGACTGTTAGATACTCTACTCCATTATATAAAACTTGGGATTACTATATGATTAATTCACCATTCACAGATGAAGCTGGTGTTGCTAATGATTGGGTTATGATTAATATGAAACAAGGTACAGAATTAATATACTGGGTAGATGCATCACATTTTCAATATTTCCCATTCAGTTATTCGCTTGGTAATTCATCAAGGATTCTATATACGTCAACTGCAAGGGGTGCTAATCCATCTGCTCACTGTATGGTATTAACATTATCAGCATCAATAGGTTATTCATCTAAAGCACAACTAAGAGGAACAATATTAACAAGACAATTTACCTTAACAGAATTAGGATTATAAAATAAAAAAGAAAAAGATATGAATATTTATTATAAAGAAAATATAGGACTACAAACACCACAAGGAGAAAATTGTGATTATTTTGTTTTGAAATATATAGGAGCAAATTTAATAACAAATAAGGCAGAAGCAGAGATACTATTTTGGGAGAATTTAATTCACGCTCAAAATGATAAACCAGCTAATCTATCAAGACGAATTCTGTGGGATATAGTAAATGAAACTTCTGTTGATTCTGGTATAAACACATTGTTTACATCTGATACAATTACAACAACAAATGAAGAAGTAATAACATTAAAAGGAGCAACTATACAATAATGAGAAGAGATGATACCAAATTAATAGAAGCATTAAAGATTTTCGGACAAACTTATGTCGCTGAACTAGGTGACCAATTGAGAAAGTTAGATAAGAAAGCTAGTGGTAAATTATTGAGTTCATTGGAAACAAGAGTAATTAAAACTGGATTCGGCACTGATTATACAATTGAAATACTAGCAGAAGATTATTTGAAATATGTAGATGATGGTAGAAAACCAAACTTAAAACCACCACCTATCGCTGAAATAACTAGATGGACAAGATTAAAAGGTATACCACAAAGACTTGCATTCCCAATAGCTAAATCGATTGGTAAAATTGGTATAGAACCAACTAATGTTATTGCAAAAACATTGGCTAAGGTTACACGAAGCAGAGGATTAAATGTACTTGAAGATGATATGGCAGACTGGGTTGATGATATAGTAGGTCAGTTATTATTCGATATAAGTAAAAATAAAAATATAACAGTAAAAAAATAATTAATAATAATGGCAATAAATTTATATACAATTCCTTACTCTTGGATGGCAGGTTACTCTGCGATACCACTTAGAGCAGATAGTTCATTATATCCAATTTCAAACAAGTTTAACTATCTAGTTAATATAGTATATGACTTAGCTATTGTTATATCTACTGAAGTTAGAGCGTTTAATGGAAATACATTTTTAAATATAAAATCAAATAATCATCCATATAAAATTGGAGATACTATACTATTAGTTGATGATTTAAATACTGGTTATTATACCGATTATTATACTGTTTATGATGTAGTAGATTCAAATAATTTTATAATAGATTTAACTTTAAGTATTCCATTTGGAGTAAATACGGTTAGTTGTTATAAGGTAATAAAATATAAAATACCTGCGAATGAAAGTGGAGAAGTTGAGATTAATATGCAAAATACACTAAAGGATTTTGTTAGTCAAAACTTAGAGGATGTAGATGAAGTTATAAGTGCCGAAGATACGGTTTTTGACTATGAAATATATATAGGTGAAGAATTAGATTATGTTTATGATTTTGATGATAATTATTTTGTTACGGGTAATGTTGGATTCATTCAAAATGGGTTATCAGCATCCAATATATTATTTGAAGTTGGTGATACAATTAAAGTTGAACAAGACCTATTTGAATGGGTATATGATGATAATTTCTTTGACCTTGGTAATGTTGGATTCACATCAAGTAATGGACATAATTTTCTTGAAGGACAAGAGATTACAATTACTGGACAATTAACAAATCCAAACTATAACGGAAATACAACGATTCGCGAAGTGCAAAGTAGTAATTCATTAGTTACA